ATGGCAAGAAAGACATCGCCGGCGCGCCCCGCCGGCTCCATCATCGTGTCCGAACGCCGGTGCCATCGCTGGACCGAGCAGCGCCGGGCGGTCTTCCTCGCCACGCTGAGCGAGACCGCCAATGTACGCAAGTCCGCCGCTCAGGCGCAGATGTCGCTGACGGCGGCCTATCAGCTCAAGAGCCGCGACCCGGATTTCGCGCGGGCCTGGGGGCAGGCGCTGGAGATCGGCTGGTCCGAGCTGGAAATGGCGCTGATCCGGCAGGGGCTGGAAGGCACCGAGCGCGTCGAGACGGTGACGGACGGGCGGACCGGGCAACTCGCCTATATCCGCACGATCCGCAGCTTTCCCTTTGCGGTGGCGATGCGGCTCTATTCGGCGCATCGCGAGGAGGCGCTGGCCCATCGCGCGGCGCAGGGCGAAGGGTGCGGCATGGAGGGCGGGGACGGCGCGGGTGAAGGTGATGCTGCCGGCTCGACCGACCGCGCCAATGCCTGCCTCGACGAGATCGCGGCGCGACTGGCGGAGAGCGAGCGGCGGCAGGCGCGGGCGGCCGGCCGTATTGATGGGGATGCGCGGGATCGCGGAGGGGGTGTCGATGCTGATGACGAACGACGGGCATGACGTGCGCGCTTCGGGGTGGGAATGGCATCGGCCAGTGATGGGCACGGCGCGATGCCGGGGCGGTTCTGTTCGCGGCGGTGCGGCGTATCGGCAAGACAAGAGGCGAGCGGATGGCGGCGGGCAGGTCCATCGCGGAGCGCGTGGCGCGGCTGGCGCCCGACGAGCGCGCGGCGTTTCTGGAGGCGATCGGCGCGCAGGGGCGTGCGCGGCTGGTGGACGACTGGCTGTGTCGGGCACGGCCCACGCAACTCGCGCCGGCTGGCGACTGGTCGACCTGGCTGCTCATGGCCGGGCGCGGCTTTGGCAAGACGCGGGCCGGGGCGGAGTGGGTGCGCGGCATCGCGGAGCGTGATGGCGCGGCGCGCATTGCGCTGGTCGGCGCCTCGCTGGAGGATGCGCGGAGCGTGATGGTGGAAGGCGCGAGCGGCATGCTGGCGATCGCGCCGTCCGGGCGCCGGCCGCGCTGGCTCCCTTCGCGGCGGGAATTGCACTGGCCGAACGGGGCACGGGCGCGGATCTTCGGCGCGGCCGAGCCGGATTCCCTGCGCGGGCCGCAGCACAGCCATGGCTGGGCCGACGAGATCGGCAAATGGCCGCATGGCGTGGATGCCTGGGACAATCTGGCGATGGGTATGCGGCTGGGCGCGCGCCCGCGCATCGTGGCGACGACGACGCCCCGGCCGGTGCCCCTGGTGGTGCGCCTTGCGGCCGATCCCGGCGTGACGGTGACGCGCGGGCGGACGGAAGAGAATGCCGCGGCGCTGCCCGGCGCCTTTCTGGCCGAGATGACGCGCGGTTTTGGCGGCACGCGGCTGGGGCGGCAGGAACTGGACGGGGAATTGCTGCTCGATCTGGACGGCGCGCTGTGGACGCGCCTGCTCATCGAGCAATGCCGGCGCAAGGGACCGGCGCCGGAGCGGGCGGCGCTGGCGCGGATCGTGGTGGCGGTGGACCCGCCGGCGAGCGCGCACGGCGATGCGTGCGGAATCGTGGTGGCGGGGCGCGGCGCGGACGGGATCGGGCATGTGCTGGAGGACGCCTCCATCGCCGGAGCGAGCCCGGAGCAATGGGCGCGGCGCGTGGCCGATGCGGCCGAGCGCTGGCAGGCGGACCGCATCGTCGCCGAAGCCAATAATGGCGGCGAGATGGTGCGCGCGGTGCTGCGGGCGGCGGACGCGGGGCTGCCGCTCCGGCTCGTCCATGCCACGCGGGGCAAGACGGCGCGCGCGGAGCCGGTGGCGGCGCTCTACGAGACGGGGCGCGTGGTCCATGCCGGCTGCTTCCCGGCACTGGAAGACCAGCTCTGCGGCCTCACCGTCGGCGGCGGTTATGAAGGCCCCGGCCGCTCGCCCGACCGGGCCGACGCGCTCGTCTGGGCGATGACGGAATTATTACTGACAAGTTCTGGAAACATCCGGCTTCGAGCCTTATAATGCCCGTGGGACGATTCATGCCTATTCGACAGCGGGACTCGGGGATACCTGCCAAGAACAGATTATATGTGCATACGAATGGGTCCGGCGATGAGGAACAACCCCCCGAATGGACGTCATCCTTAGACGAATTGCGGATGCCACCTCATTGCCGATGATCTGGCGGCATATGACGCGATATTTGCGGCATTACGGCTTCGGTGCGAATAGTTACTACATTATTCGTAGTGGCAGCACCGCGCCTGCCACCGCGCCGCTTCAACACGGCTTCACGCGCGAAGAGATCGAGGCCTATCTGGCCTTCGACTTCCAGCGCTACGACATCGTGCCGCGCGTTGCGCTGGCCGCCGGGGTGCCCGTGCGCTGGTCCGAGGTGTGGGCCACGGCGCAGACCACGGCGGACGAGCGCGTCTTCTGGGCAAAGCTGCGCGCGGCCAATTTCTCGGACGGCTACTCGTTGCCCTGCTACGGCCCCGGCGGCCGCAACGCGGTGGTGGGGCTGGGCCGGATGACCTTGAAGGAAACGCCGGATCCGGCGCTGCTGGCCACGCTGCACTTCGCGGCGCAGGCGGCGCATCTGCGTATCTGCGCGCTCTTCGCCGGGGAGGCAGCGCGCGACCGGCAGCTCTCCAGCCGCGAGAAGGAGATCCTGGACTGGGTCGCGCGGGGCAAAAGCAACACCGTGATCGCCGACATATTGGAAATCTCGCCGGGAACGGTGGATACCTATATGCGGCGCATCTACGAGAAGCTGGACGTTTCCGACCGCACATCCGCCGCCGTGAAAGGCGTGGGGATGGGGCTGATCGCGGCCTGAAGGCGCGTGCGCGCCGCTGGCGTGTGAGGGCGGCTGGGTTGGCGGGCAGGCGGGCGCGTGGTTGTGCGGCATGGGTGCCATCGACCGATGCGGCGCCGAGATGCGAGCTATTGGTGCCGGTGACGGCCTGAGCGCGGCTCGATGTGAATTCCGAACATATGCCGCGCGGCGGCGTGTTGGTTTGAGGCGGCCGGCCTGTGTGGGGCCGCGCTTGGGTGCGGTCGGTGCCGGCACGCCCGACGATACGGACAGAAGACGATGCGTGCAGGACCGCGCGCGACCGGCGGTGGCCATGGTGCCGCCGCCGCGCCTTGCCTTTGTGCTGACGGGACGAGCCAGTCGAGCTGGGAGACAATCGGATGAAATGGTTTGGACGCAAGGGCGCGGGGGCCGTCCCGCGGCCGCCGCTGGGGCGTGGCTGGCCGGGCTGTGGCTGGGGCGGCGGGAGCGGCGGAGACTGGCCGCAGAACTATGAGGCGCAGCTTCGCGATGCGGTGCTCGCCAATCCGGTGGCGCAGCGCGCGCTGCGGCTGGTGAGCGAGGCAGCGGGCAGCGCGGCGCTCACGGCCCGGGCGGTGCGACCGGCGGATGCGGCGGCGGCGCTTGCGCTGGTGCGGCGGCGGGCGGCGGGTCAGAGTCTGGTCGAGACCGTGGCGGCGCATCTGCTGCTGCACGGCAATGGCTATGTGCAGATCGGCCACGGTGCGGACGAGCGGCCGGTGAGCCTCTATGCGCTGCGACCCGAGCGCGTGCGCATCGAGGCCGATGCGCAGGGCTGGCCGCGCGCATATCTCTACCGTGCCGGCGAGACGGCGACGCGCTATGCCAGCGAGGATGCGGCCGGGCGCACCGCGATCCTCCACCTGAAGGCGCTCAACCCGACCGACGACCATTATGGGCTGGGTTGCCTGGGCGCGGCCGCCGGCGCAGTGGCGATCCACAATGCCGCGACGCGCTGGAACAAGGCGCTGCTCGACAATGCCGCCCGCCCCTCCGGCGCGCTGGTCTATGAAGGCGAGGACGGACAGGCGCTCTCGACCGACCAGTTCGACCGGCTGAAGGCGGAGCTGGAAGCGGCCTTCCAGGGGCCGGGCAACGCCGGGCGGCCGATGCTGCTGGAAGGCGGCTTGCGCTGGCAATCCATGAGCCTTTCGCCGCACGACATGGATTTCGTGGCGCTGAAGGCCGCGGCGGCGCGAGACATCGCACTGGCATTCGGGGTGCCGCCAGTGCTGGCCGGCCTGCCGGGCGACAGCACTTATTCCAACTATCGCGAGGCCAACAAGGCGCTGTGGCGGCAGACCGTGTTGCCGCTCGCCGAGAAGATATTGGGTGGGCTCTCGCAGGGCCTTGCCGATGTCATGCCGGGGCTGGAACTGGCGGTGGACATGAATGCGCTGCCGGCGTTGATCGAGGACCGAGCAATGCTGTGGGACCGGGTGGCAGCGGCGGACTTCCTGAGCGGTGAGGAAAAGCGGGCGCTGCTGGGCATCGGCGCGGCGGGAGCGGCGGCATGACGGCGCGGGCGGAAAGCGAGATGCTGGCGCTGCTCGCCGCGCAGGCGGACGAGCGCAGCGGCGACCTGGTGACGATCCGCGCGCTGGTGGAGGAAGCGTGCGAGTTGGGCGCGGCGCGGGCGCTGGAGCGGCTGGGGCTGGCCGATGCGACGGCGCGGGAGGATGTGCGCGAGCTGCGCGAATTGCTGCGCGGCTGGCGCGATGCGCGGCGGGCGGCGCGCAATGCCGTGCTGGGCTGGATCGCGCGCGTGGCGGCGGCACTGGTGCTGCTGGGGCTGGCGGTGAAGCTGGATTTGTTGCGGATGCTGCGGCCGTGAGCGGTGCAGCATTTTCCGGCGCATCGGTCCGGTTCGCGGGTTATGCGGCGATCTTCGGACGGGTGGACAAGGGCGGCGACGTGATCGCGCCCGGTGCCTTCGCGGCAAGCCTTGCCCGGCGGGCGGACGGGACGTTGCCGCTGCTCTGGCAGCATAAGGCGGGGCAGCGCATCGGCATTATCGAGATGGCCCGCGAGGATGCGCGGGGCCTGCGCGTGATCGGGCGGATCGAGGGCGGCGGCGCGACGGCGCGCAAGGCGGCCGCGCTGCTGCGCGCGGGGACGGTTGACGGCCTTTCCTTCGGCTATCGCGTGGCTGCGGCACGGGGCGAGCGGCCCCGCCGGCTGGATGTGCTGGAACTGGTGGAGGTGAGCCTGGTGACATACCCGATGCAGCCGCTGGCGCGGGTGCATGCGGTAGCGTGAGACGCGCTGCGAGCGGCGCATTCAGGACAATTTGGCAGTGCGCGATTTCAGGGGCCTTCCGGGCCCTTTTTCTTTTGACCGCAGGAGATGAGGACATGGTGGACGTGAAAGCTGATGTGCTGGAGGAAAGCTTCGACGCGATCTTGCAGGCCGACCGGATTTCGGGAATCGAGGCGCGCGTGGATGCGCTGGATGCGGCTGTGGCTGCGCGGGCGATGGAACGGGCTGGGCGCCCGCCGCTGGAAGTGAAGGACCAGCGCGGCGGGAGGGGCGCGGATGCCGACCCGGCGCGGGTGGCCTTCAGGGACAATTATCTGCGCCGGGGTGTCGAGGCGGGCGTGGAGCTGAAGAGCTTTTCCGGCGCGAGCGGGGCGGCGGGCGGCTATGCCGTGCCGCGCGAGATCGACGAGATGATCGAGGCGGCGCTCAAAGCCGTCTCGCCCGTCCGCGCCATCGCCAATGTGGTGCGCACCGGCACGGCGGGCTACCGCAAGCTGGTGACGACCGGCGGCGTGGTTTCCGGCTGGGCCTCCGAGACGGGCGCGCGGACCGAGACGGCGACGCCCACCTTCCAGGAGATCGCGCCGCCGTCCGGCGAGTTGTACGCCAATCCCGCCGCCAGCCAAGCGATGCTGGACGACGCGCAGTTCGATGTGGAAGCCTGGCTTGCCGAGGAGATTGCCCGCGAGTTCGCCCATGCCGAGGGCGCGGCCTTCGTCAGCGGTAATGGCACCAACAAGCCCAAGGGCTTTCTGAGCTATAGCGCAACGAGCGAAGGGGATGCCGCGCGTGCCTTTGGCACGCTGCAATATGTGGCCTCGGGCGCGGCGGGCGGTTTTGCCGCGTCGAGCCCGCAGGACAGGCTGATCGACCTCGTCCAGGCGCTCAAGGCGCCCTACCGGCAGGGCGCGGCGTTCGTGATGAACTCGGCCACGCTGGCGCGCATCCGCAAGTTCAAGACCGCGGACGGCGCCTTTCTGTGGCAGCCGAGCCTGGCGGCGGGGCAGCCGGCGACGCTGCTCGGCTATCCGGTGGTGGAGGCCGAGGACATGCCGGATATCGCGGCGGACAGCCTCTCCATCGCCTTCGGCAATTTCCAGCGCGGCTATGTGATCGCCGAGCGGGGCGGGACGAGCATCCTGCGCGACCCCTTCACCAACAAGCCTTTCGTGAACTTCTACGCGGTGAAGCGCATCGGCGGCGGTGTGGCGAACAGCGAGGCGATCAAGCTCATGAAGTTCGCGGCTTCCTGATCGTCGGGGCGCATCGCCCCGACGCGCCGCCTCGCCGGTTCCTCCCCTGCCGGCGGGGCGGCCTTCGCTCCTTTCATCGACTAGCCAAGCAAAGGGCTCTCCCTGCCATGACCGTGACCATTGAAAGCGGCGGGCCGCTCGCCGCGCCGCTCGCGGGCCTCAAGGCCTATCTGCGGATCAGCCGCGCCGACGAGGACGCGCTGCTCACCGACCTGATCCGCGCGGCGAGCGATGTTGCCGAGCGCTTCATGGGCCAGCTCCTGATCGTGCGCGGCGTGGAGGAGGTGCTGCACGCGCGCTGCGGCTGGCAGTCGCTCGCAATGCGGCCGGTGGCTAACATCGAGGCGGTGGCGGCGCTGCCGGCCGAGGGTGCGCCGGCGCCGCTGCCGGCGGAGGCCTATGCCATCGACATCGGCGGCGATGGCGACGGCTGGGTGCGCGTGGCCGAGGCGGGCGGGGCGTCGCGCATTCGTGTGACGTATCGCGCGGGCATGGCGGTGGATGCGGAGGGGCTGCCCGATGCGATCCGCCACGGCATCATCCGCCTGGCGGGCGATTATCATGCCCTGCGCGAGGGCGTGACGCCGCAGCCGCCCGCCTCCGTGGCGGCGCTATGGCGACCCTGGCGGCGGATGCGGCTGAGATGAGCGGGGCGGCGATCATGGCGGCGGTGCAGGCGCGGGCGGCGGCGGTGCGGGACGGGTTGGCGGCGCGGTTGCGCGCCGCGCTGCCCGGTTTGCGCGTGGACGTGGATGGCGAGGCCATCCGGCTGAGCGGGCGCGATGCGCGGCGGCGCTGGGACGCGGCCGGAGCGGAATATTTCTTGCGGGAGGAAGAACCATGAGCGCGGAACTGGCCGCTCGGGCGGCGATCCTTGCGGCGCTGGCGGGCGACGCGGCATTGGGCGCGCTGGTCAACCAGATCGCCGATGGCGAGCCGGTGAAGGCGAGCCCGCCCTGGCTGCTGATCGGCACGGCGAATGCGTCGGGCTGGGGCGCGCGGGGCGTGGATGGCGTGATGCTGCGGCAGGGCATCGAGCTGGTGCTGCGTGGCGACCAGCTTTCCGCCGTCACCGCGATCCTCGACCGGGTGGACGCGCTGCTGCGCGGCATGGCGAGCGACCTGGGGGCATGGCGGATCACCGTGCTGGCCTTCGAGCGCTCGCGCATTCGGCGCACGGAGCGGGAATGGCGGGCGAGCGTGGACTATTCGATCCGGCTGGCGCGGCTGAACTGAGCGGCGGCGTGGAATAGGTTTTCGCGCAGAGGGCGCGGAGAAGCAGTCGCGTCGCAGGCGCTTTCATACGTCATTCGTCACACAGCAATCGGCCATGTGTCGAAAGCGTGGCCTCGTCGCGTCCCCATCTTCTCCGCGCCCTCTGCGCCTCTGCGCGATTCAAAAAAAAGCCCGCGCCCCCGTGCGTCGGGCTCCCATAGCAATGAAAGGACATATCCATGGCCGTGGAAAAAGGCAGCGCGTTTCTGCTCAAGATCGGGGATGGTGGCTCCCCCGTCGCCTATGCGACCGTCGCGGGAATGCGCACGACGCAGATCAGCGTCAATGGCGAGGCAGTGAACATCACCAGCAAGGATTCGGGCGGGTGGCGGCAGTTGCTGCCCGGCGCGGGCGTGCGCTCGGTGAGCGTTTCGGGCGCGGGGATATTCACCGGATCGGCGGCGGAAGTGCGGCTGCGCGACCATGCGCTGGCGGGCGCCATCGACGATTATGAGCTGGCCTTCGAAAGCGGCGAGAAGCTGCGCGGGAAGTTCCTCGTTACGCGGCTCGATTATGCCGGCGATTATAATGGCGAGCGCAACTACACGCTGGCGCTGGAAAGCTCCGGCGTGGTGAGCGCGCTGTGAGCGCGCCGGCGCCCAATCCCGCGCGGGGTGAAGCGGCGTTCCTGATGGATGGGCGCACGCTGCTGGTGCGGCCGAGCTTCGCGGCGCTGGTGGCGGCGGAAGCCGAGCTGGGGCCGCTGCTCGCGCTGGTCGACCGGGCGGCGGGGGGGCGGCTGGCGCTGGCGGAGATGGCGGCGCTGATCTGGCATTGCCTGCTCGCGCGCGAGGGGATCGCCCGCGAGGATGTGGGCGAGGCGCTGGTGGCGCAGGGCGTGGGCGCGGCGCTGCCGGCGGTCCGCGTGATCCTGCGGCAGCTCCTGAGCGGATCGGCATGAGCTTGGCCGTGACCGAGACGGCGCGGCGGCTGGCGGGGCAGGCGGGGCTGTTGCTCGGCTGGCGGCCCGACGAGTTCTGGCGCGCCACGCCCGACGAGTTGGCGACGGCGCTGGCGGCATTCGATGGGACCGGAGCCAGTGAGGCGGCGTCGCTGGACCGCGCCGCGCTGGCTCGGCTGCGGGCCCTGCATCCCGATGGAGAGAGTGATGGATGAGGAAATCGAGACGCTGACCGTAGGCGTGCGCGCCGATCTCTCGCGCTTTGCCAAGGATGTGGCGGAGATGCGCGGGCAGCTTGAAGGGCCGCTGGCGCGCGGGGCCGAGACCGCGGGCCGGGCTATCGAGAGCGGCCTGCTGCGCGCGGCGCGCACGGGCAAGCTGGGCTTTGAGGATCTGGGCAAGACGGCGCTGGCCGTCATGGGGCAGATCGCCGCCGCGGCGGTGCGCGATGGGCTGGGAGCGATGGGCCTCGGTGCCGGATCGGGCGGAGGCGGGAGCGGTCTGGGTGGCGGACTGCTGCGGCTGGGATCGACTCTGCTCGGCTCAGTGCTGGGCCTGCCCGGCCGCGCGACGGGCGGGCCGGTTTCTCCGGGGCGGGCCTATCTGGTCGGCGAGCGGGGGCCGGAAGTCTTTCTGCCCACCAGCAGTGGCCAGGTGATGCCGGGCGCGGGCAGTCCGGGCGGCGGGCGTGACGTGCGCGTGTCGATCACGGTGAACGGGCGAGGCGGCGATGCGCCCAAGGCGCTCGCCCGCAGCGCGCGGCAGGTGGCGCGGGCGGTGCGGGGTGCGCTGGCGGAATAGCCCGCCAAGGCGCATAGTTGTGGATGAAATAAGCCCACGAACATGCCATTATGGATAACAACCTTCTTGAATGAATATGACGATTTGTCATGGTAAAACTTGCGGATATCCGCAAATATGAGGAGGTTGTCATTTTTAAGAAAGGAAAGAGACTGATTGCTGTTGCTTTGGCTGGTTTTGTTATGATGGCTTCTACCCCCGCGACTGCTGGTTTAGTGGTGTTCTATTACTACGACTATGTCGGTGGCACGCCTGCCGGCTATGCTATATATTGCAGCGACGGCCGACTGATCGCTTCTGGCGGCGTTACCACCAATATCCTGATCTACAATTATCAGGACACAGGCTGTTAAAATCAGAGGCTGGCGCCACTGGTTAGAAGATTAGTAGCGCCGGATCTGGGCTCGATTGGTGCGCGTCGCTTTTCTAAAGAATAGTGACGGGGTGGCGCACGCAATCGAAGAGAATTCTGCCAAATTCGATTCCCACGAACGGCACGGCACGAGATGAATCGTGCTGGCGACTTTGCGCCGGACGATATGTTTTCTGAAACGCCGCAACTGTTTTCCTCGCGCGAACACCCAAAACGATCCCCTGAAGTGCGAGAAGTGCGCAGGTATATTGCCGTTCGCGCCGCTGAATTTCCGTGAGACGGGAAGAGCAAGTTTGAAGCGAAGCGCTCAGAAAACTGGCTGTTTGCATCGCGGAGCAAACAGCGGTGGAGCGACACAATCAGTGCAAATTCACGGCAGCGAGGCTGCGTACTCGTCGGATATCATCTGGACGCATCCGATGCTGCGTATCCGCTGAACCATGCCTTCGTTTCCGAAGGGAGCGGCCTCATTCAGGAGAAGGATCATGCCACATTGGCTGGCAAGCGCGCGCGGCGATCAAGAGGCTGGCGTGGTGAAGCGGTTTGCGCTGCCCTTCTGGACGGTGGATTTCCCCCGGCCGATGATGGCGAGCGTGGTGACGGACGGCGCGGACGGGCTGCGCGTGGACGTGGCGTTCCACACCTCCGGCGATCTGGCGGGGCTGATCTGGGAGGCGGAGGACCGCTGGGACCATCCGCTGCTGGCCTATGAATGCGACCGGGATTTCTCTGGCTGCGTGCTGCGTTTCCGCTGGCGCTCGGGCGGCGTGAAGCCGCTCGATGCGGTGCATGGGCCGACGCTCACCATCGAGGGGCGGGACGCGACGGGGTCGCCGCGCGCCTGGTATGTGCGGCTGTGGAACCATGCCGTGGGCACGTCCGAGGATGCGGTGGTGACGCTGGACTTCGACGCGCTGGTGGGCGGCTATGCGCTGCCCGAGGAGGCGGACCCGGTGTGGCCGGGCGATATCGACCGGCTGTTCATCTCCATCGTGCCGCCGGACTATGATGAGGGCGAGACCGTGTTCCCCGCTGCCGTGGAAGGCTGGGTAGCGCTGAGCGAGATGCGCTGCACCGGGCCGCGATCGGTACTGGCGGTGGGCGAGGCGATGGTGCCCGAGCACGGCATCGCCATCGCGACCGGCTATGACGATTGCTATAACCAGACGCCCGAGCGCGTGCTGCGGCAGGCGCTGCATCTGGGCTATCGCGGGGCCATCAATCATTATGTGGGGATGAGCCATTATCCGCGGCTGGCGCCGGCGGGCGAGGGTTTTATGGCGGGGCTGGCGGGCGGGGCGATCAATGCGCCCTGCGCGCGCTGGCATGCGGACTTCGCGGCGCGGTGCAAGGCGCTGGGCTTCGACCTCATTCTGTCGCTGAGTTATGAGTTGTTCGACGCTTATTGCCCGGCGGGATGGAAGCAGCGCGCCTGGGATGGGGCGCCGGCGCTGACCGGATGGGCGCCGCCCTCGACGCTGCTCTCGCCGGCCAGCGGCGCGGCGATGGCCTATTTGCAGGCCGTAGGACGGGCTTTTGCCGCCCTTGCGCGCGATGCCGGGCTGGCGGTGCGTTTCCAGATCGGCGAGCCCTGGTGGTGGGTGACGGCGGACGGGCGGCCCTGCCTGTATGACGAGGCGGCGGTGGCCGCACTGGGCGGTGCGCCGCCGGAGATCGCAAGCGTGTTCGCGCCGCTGGATGCGGGGCAGACGGCGCTGCTCGACGCGGCGGGCGGGCTGCTCGCGAGTTCCACGGCGGCGTTGGCGGATGCGGTGCGGGAGGAGGCGCCGGGCGCGGAGCTGTTGCTGCTCGTCTTCCTGCCCAGCGTGCTCGACCCGGCCGCGCCCGAGATGCGGCGCGCCAATGTGCCATTGGACTGGGCGGCGCCGGCTTTCGACCGGCTTCAGGTCGAGGATTATGACTGGGTGACGGACGGGCATGGCACGCGCACGGCAGGTGCTCGCGCGGCGCTGGCGGCTCGGCTCGGCTACGCGGTAGCGGACCAGCATTATCTGGCGGGCTTCGTGCCGGCGGGGCTCGATCCGGGCGAGACCGGCATGGCCTGGGCGCGCATTGCGCGGGCGGCCGAGGCGGCGCGCGCGACGGCCGCCGCGACCTTCATCTGGGCTCTGCCGCAAGTGGCGCGCGATGGGTTCACGCTGTTTCGCCTTTCGGGAGACGCTGAGGTGCAGGCATTTGATGACATTCCCTTTCCGCTCGACATCGGCGCGCGGGCGCAGGTGGCGCCGGCCTTCTCGACGCGCGTTGTCGAGAGCGTCTCGGGCCATGAGCAGCGCTCGACCCAATGGGCCGACGCGCGGATGAGCTACGATGCCGGACCGGGCGTGCGCTCGGAGGCGGATATCGCGGCGCTCATTGCGTTCTTTCGGGCGCGGCGGGGCGCGGCGCGGGGCTTTCGCTTCCGCGATCCGTTCGACCATGTCTCAGGCGCGTTCGGCGCGCCGCCGGATGCGGGCGACCAACTGGTAGGCGTGGGCGACGGGGCACGGACAAGCTTCGCGCTCGTCAAGCGCTATGGCGTGGGCGGCGAGGCGCAGGCGCGGTTCATCACGCGGCCGGTGGCGGGCACGATCCGCGTGGCGCTGGACGGCGTGGAGCAGGCGAGCGGCTGGAGCCATGAGGAGCATGGCGCCATCGTCTTCGAAACGCCGCCGGGCGCGGGCGTGGTGGTGAGCGCGGGTTTTGCCTTCGACGTGCCGGTGCGTTTTGCCGAGGACCGGCTGGAGATCGACCGGGAGACCTTCGCGGCGGGAGTGGTGCCCTCCGTGCCGCTGGTGGAGATCCGCGAATGAGCGGGGCGGCGGCGATATTGGCGCAGGACCTCTGCGCTTTTGCCTTCTGCTGGCGGCTGGAGCGGCGCGACGGCGTGACCATTGGCCTCACCAGTCATGACCGGCTGCTGGAAATTGGCGGACTTGCCTACGCGCCGGCGCCGGGTATCACGCCGAGTGCGGTGTTGCGCGGCGGCGACCCGAGGGCCGACCTGACCGAGGTGCAGGGCGCGATCAGCAGTGCGGCGATCAGCGCGGTGGACCTGGATGCGGGGCGCTGGGACGGGGCAGCGGCGATGCTGTACCTGACGGAATGGACCGAGCCCGGCGTGCTGTGGCTGGAACTGGCACGCGGCACGCTCGGGAGCATCGCGCAGAGTGGGGCGGGCTACAGCGTGGCGTTGCAGGGGCTGGGTGCGCTGCTTGCCCGGCCGGCGGCGCCCGCGACGAGCCCGACCTGCCGCGCGCGGCTGGGCGACAAGGCATGTACGGTGGACCTGCGGCCCTTGCAGCGAGTGGCGGCGCTGGCGGAGATTGACGGCGATACGGCGCGCTTCGCGGGACTGGAGGCGGGGCGCTACCCCTTCGGCACGCTGCGCTGGCTGGCCGGCGCGTGCGCGGGCATCGGCCAGATGATCGTCGACCAGAGCGGAGACGCGCTGATCCTTGCCGAGCCGCCGCCGCTCCCTGTGACGGCCGGCGCGCGGGCGCTGCTGACGCAGGACTGCGACAAGCGGCTCGCCACCTGTTCGGCGCGCTTTGGCAATGCCGTCAATTTTCGCGGCGAGCCCTTCCTGCCGGGCATGGACCTCTTGACCCGCTATCCGGGGAACTGAGCCATGACGATGGGAGACCGCATCGCGGCGGAGGCTCTGGCGCTGGTCGGCGTGCCCTTCCGCTTGCGCGGGCGGGTGCCGGCGACGGGGCTCGACTGTGTGGGACTGGTGCTGACGGCGCTGGCGCGCGCGGGGGTGCGCGTGACCGAGCCGCCCGGTTACGGTCTGCGCGGTACAGGGCAGGCGCGAGCGGAGGCGCGGCTGCAGGCCGCCGGGCTCGTGCCGGTGGAGGGGGAACGATCCGGCGACGTGCTGCTGACGCAGAGCGGGCCGATGCAGCTTCATCTCATGATCCGTGCGGCGGCGGGCCATGTGCATGCCCACGCCGGGCTGGGCCGCGTGGTGCTGATGCCGCCGCCGGCGCCCTGGCCGGTGCTGGGCCTGTGGCGTGCCGCCGAAATGGAGAGCGACTGACATGGCGACCCTGGTGTTCACGGCCATCGGCACGGTGCTGGGCGGGCCCATTGGCGGCGCGATCGGCGCGCTGGCGGGACAGGCGGCCGATGCGCTTATCTTCAAGCCCGGCCCACGGACCGGCCCGCGCCTGACCGACCTCAGCGTGCAGACATCGCGCTATGGCGCTCAGATCCCGCGCCTCTACGGGCGAATGCGCGTGGCCGGAACGGTGATCTGGGCGACGGACCTGGAAGAGGCGACGTCGACCAGCGGCGGCGGCAAGGGCCAGCCGAGCGTGACGAGCTACAGCTATGCGGCGAGCCTGGCTGTGGCGCTCTCTTCGCGGCCCATCCGGGGCATCGGGCGCATCTGGGCGGACGGCAACCTGCTGCGGGGAGCGGCGGGGGATTTCAAGACGCCGGTGGCGGCCTGCCGCATCCATGATGGTGCGGCGGGACAGGCGGTCGATCCGCTGATTGCGGCGGCGGTGGGCATGGCGCAGGCGCCCGCCTTTCGGGGCTTGGCCTATATCGTGCTGGAAGCGTTGCAACTGGCGGACTTCGGCAACCGCATCCCCTCGCTGACGGTGGAAGTGATCGCGGACGAGGGGAGTGTGCCGGTGAGCGCCATCGCGGGAGACCTGATGGGCCGGGACGTGGCCTTTCTGGGCGACGCGGAGCCGGATGTTAAAGGCTATGCCGCCGACGGCAGCGATCTGGGCGAAGCGATCGACCCGCTGATCGAGGCGCATGGACTGCGCTGGCGCGGCGAGGGAGCGGAGGTGCGGCTTGTTGGGCGCCGGGCGGCGGGACATGTGCTGGCGGCGGGCCGGGAAGTGCGCGCCATAGACGGGGAAGCGGAGCAGCCCGGCGAGAAACGGCGCCTGCCGCTCGACGCTGTGCCGGTGCGCCTTTCCGTCCGGCATTTCGACCCGGCGCGGGATTATCAGATCGGTGCGCAGTCGGCTGAGCGGCCGGGGCCGGGCCAGCGGAGCGAGGAACTGGGGTTGCCGGCGGCTATCTCCGCCGATGCGGCGCGCGGGCTGGCGGATCGGGCGCTGCGTGCACGGCTGGCCGAGCGGCGCAGCCTGACGCGCGCGTGCGACTGGACCGCGCTGGAGCTGGCGGCGGGTGACGCGGTGACGGTGGAGGGGGAGCCGGGGCAGTGGATCGTCGAGCAAGCGGAATGGCAGGATATGGCACCGCGCCTGACGCTGCGGGCCGTGGCGGGCGGGACGGCGCCGCTGCCCGGCGCGGGCGATCCGGGCCAGCCGGTGCTGCCGGCGGACATGGTGCAGGGGCCGACGCGCCTTGCCGTGGTGGAACTGGCCGCGCCCGACGATCGGTTGGCGCAGGCGCCGCTGATCTTCGCGGCGGCGACGGGGACCACGGCGGGCTGGCGGCGCGCGGCGCTGCTGCGCTTTCATGCCGAGACCGAGACGGCCGAGCCATTGGGCGCGACGGCGCCGCGCGCGGTTCTGGGAACGACGCTCGATGTGCTGGGCGATGGCCTGCCGTGGCGGATGGACCTGCGCGCAACGGTCGACATCCAGCTCGATAATGAGGCGGACAGCCTGATCGATGCGGACGATGGCGAACTGATGCGCGGCGCCAATCTCTGCGCGCTGGGCGCGGAGCTGCTGCAATATGGCAAGGCCAGCCTCGTCGCGCCGGGGCACTATCGGCTCTCCCGGCTGGTGCGCGGCTGGCGCGGCACGGAATGGGCCATGGCGGACCATGAGGCGGGCGAGCGCTTCGTTCTGCTGGAGGCGGCGCGACTGGCGGCCGTTGTGACGTCCGCCGGGGACGTGGGCCGGCTGCTGGCGTTGCGGGCGAGCGGGTCGGGCGACATGGTGCCTGCCGAGGCGGACTGGACGGTGGACGGGCGGGCTATCCTGCCACCCGCGCCGGTGCACGCGCGTGCACGAATGGAAGGCGGAGACATGATTGTCGCCTGGATGCGCCGTAGTCGCCTGGGCTGGGCCTGGCGGGACCTTGCCGATGCGCCGCTTGGCGAGGAGCGCGAGACCTATCGCCTCACGATCATGGCGGGCGATGCTGCGTTGCGAGACATCGAGACCGGCGAACCGAGCTGGCGCTACTTGGCGGCCGAGCGGGCGGCCGACGACGTTGCCGCCGCAGGTGCTCCCATGCGCCTCGCGATCCGCCAGATCGGGACCTATGGGCCGAGCCGGCCGCTGGTCCTTGCGCTGTCGTAATCCCAGCAAGGAAACGGAGAAACCCATGACCCTCACGCATACCGACCGCCTTGCTCTGCCGCTGCTCGCGGCGGGCCAGGCCCAGAAGGAGCTTGTGCACAACGAAGCGTTGCTGCTGCTCGACATGGTCTGCCAGCCGGTCGTCCAGAGCGCCGATCTCGCCGTGCCGCCAGCCCTGCCGCTGGCCGGGCAGGGCTGGATCGTCGCGACCGGCGGCAGCGATGGATGGAGCGGCCGGGATGGCGCGATCGCCGGATGGACCGCCGCCGGCTGGCGCTTCGTTCAGCCGGCGGCGGGGTGGTGCGCCTGGGTGGCCGACCGTGGATGCGCGATGCGATTCGATGGCGTGGACTGGGTCGATGAGGGCACGCGGAGCGATGGCTATTTCGTCGGAGGAGAACGGATCATCGGAGCGAGGCAGGCCGCGATCTCCGATCCGTCAGGCGGAACCATGGTTGATGCGGAGGCCCGTGCGGCCGTTCACGCCCTGCTTGCGACGCTACGGACCCATGGGCTTATCGCAAGTTGA